TGAATTAAAAAATAATAAAAATCGGGGATTACTCCCTCCTAATTGCTACCCTTAATTTCAAAGACTTAAATTAAGCTCCCTTTTACTCTTTTTTGGACAATGTTTGGCTTAATAATATAATATTAAATTTTAATGTCAACTACATTTTTTTTATTTATTGCTAAAAATAAATTAATATCACAAATTGCATTTTGATTATCATTTTTATAAAAAGATTGATTAATAAATATCAAAATTGCATCTTTGGTGTAAAAAAAACATTTGGAATCAGTAAAGCCATTATTAAAATATTTTGTCTTTAAATCTATTCTTTCTTTAATATTACTTATAACAAAATTCCTCCATTTATCAGCGTCATTACTTTTCCCTATAGAATATATTTCTTGATTTTTAAAATATTCTTTTACTTCCTTAATATTTCCTAAATTTGTTAAGATTTCTTTATCAAGTAAATTCACAATCAATTCTTTTGACTTTGTATTTAATGCTTTATCTACCATTTTTTTAAAATGGTCAAGTGGGGCATCTGGGTCTCCAAGAGTAAACATATATTCATATTTATTATAGACTCCTGAATCATATTTATTATAAAAATCTTCAAGATTATTAAATTGTGTAAAAGTATTTATCATTATTATAAATATGGTTTTTTTAAAAGCTCAAAAACTTCATTCCATGCTTTTGGATCTCCTTTGTGGTAAGGATGATCTTTGTTTTTTAAAATTTGTTGAAATTGTTCTTCTGGTGAAATTGAGCTTAAATTTCCACCAACCGAACCCTCACCAACTTTTAAGGCTATCTTATCCATTATTTTATCAATAATAATTTTTTGACTAAAAGGTAAATTTTCAATTATAGCCAAATCTTCTTGACTAACATAATTTGGTAAAGTTTTTCTTGCCCTATCTGCCCTTTGTTCATAATCAAAACCCCATTCTTTTTTTAAAGTTTCTAAAGCTTGTTTATTAGCTTCAAATTCTTTTTTTTCTAATTCGACAAATTCTTGTTTGTCAGCTTCAAAAATACTATTAAGAAATTGTTGAGCTACATCTGGTTTAATTCCTAATTCCAAAGCTTTTGTTTTAGCTGTGTTTATAATATTATCTTCTATTGCATAACCTTCAGGAAGTTTTATTTGGTAATCTTCAGGTTTAAATTGTTGATTTGCTTTTAATTCAGCTTCAATTTCAGCTTTTACAACATCGCGAGCTTTACCAAAATGTTTATTTTTGTGATAATAATCTTTAGCAATTGCTTGTAAATCTTTAGGAAAATTTTTAGAAAGTCTTTCAAAATCAGCATCTTTTCTAATATCTTCAGGGAAAAATGAATTAAGATCAAAACTAGGTGTTGAATTTTCTTGAATTGATGGAGTTTGGGTTGTTTCTTGAGTTAAAATTGGTTGTGAAATGCTTTGATTTTCAATTGTCATACTTATAAATTTTTAATTGTTTGCAAATTTAAGTTATTATCAATGTATTGAAAAGCAATCTTCATTCCATATTGAATTAAAGCTTCTTTTTCAATATCATTAGTAAGATCTTTAGTTAAAAATTCTGGATTAATAACTAAAGCAGTTCTTAAATCTTTGTAAACAATTTGACCTTCAACAGTTTGGAAAAGATAATTAAAAATCCTTTCTCTTTCTTCAATTTTTTTATCAATTTTTTCAATAATTTGATTATTATCCATTTTTATTAGCTTTATTTAAATTTAAAAGTGTATTAGATTGCATGTTAGTATCCAATATTTCTTGTTGTTGAGCTATTTGTTGTTGTTTAGCATTTCTATCTTTTTTAACTACATTAGGATCTTTTATTGCCTTTGGTTCGATTTGTAAGATATCGCCTTTAAATCTTACCACTTGATCAAAATCAATATTATCTAAAATATTTGGATTAGCTTGAGCTAAATTTAAAATAGACATCAAAAAAACATCCATGCTATTATTTTTAGCTAATCTTTGAGCTTGATTAACTGGATTAATAAATTCAATTTTAATTTTTGGAAATATAGTTTGATTAGTAATTGGATCAACTTTTAGAAAACTTTTTATTGCATTTGGAATTTCAGTAAATGGAGCATCTGGCAATAATGTAAAATTACCATCATCAGCATAAGACATATTAAACAAAATATCAAAAACCCTGTCTAATATAGACTCTAAATATTGCTGTAAAGATGAAGTTATTGATCCCATAATTCGATAACTTTCAGCTCTTAATTCTAAAATTTGAGTTGCCGTAGCTCTTGGATCATCTAAAACAGAAAGCTTATCTAAAAAGAATATTTTTCTAATTGCCTCTTGTTTTTGTAGTATTAATTCAACAGTAGGATTAACATTTTTAATATCAAAAAGTGGCTCTACCGCTCTTCCATTACCAACGGGGTTTTTAGCATAGTTTAAAGCTCTCGGTTGTTGATCTAACCTTTTTTCAAATTGACTATTAACAACTAAAGGTGGATTAAGAGTTTTTTGAACTGACTCAAAATAATCTCGCCACATTACATTTAAACTTCTAGCATCTGGTAAAGCATAGACGGCTTGTCCTGTTCCATAAACTTCATTAGTTCCTTTTGATCCTCTACCAATAGCAATTGGAAAAGTATTAAAGCCAGTTTCTTCAATAATTATTTGGTTTTTAACATCAAACCAAATTCCTTTGAAAGGCATGTTCAAATTATCAACCTTAGTTTTATCCCTTTGGGTTCTTGGCATGATATAAAATCTTATATCACAAATAGAATCTGGTTTTTCAACCGCCTCTTTTTTTATATCTGCATGAATTTTACCTTCAGGAAATTTATCTACAATTTGTTTAGCGCTATATTTAAATAAAAGAATACAAGTATCAACCATCCCTTCATCATTTTCACCAATTAAAATGTTTTTAATATGAATTGGTAAAAAACTAATTAAAGATTTTTTGCCTTTTTCAATTTTCATAGCAATTGTGCCAAATGTAGCAAAATCTTTTAAATTTTCATGATGAGCATTTTCAAAATTAGATTTACCATTATAAATTATATTCCACATTTTATCAGTGGTCATCTTTAAATATTCCAAAACTTCATCATTATCTTTAAGATCTTCATCTTCTATTTTTAACTCAAACCAATTTGTTGATTTATTGGTAAGAGTTCCATTAAGAATTGAAGCAAAATTTTCTAAAGCAACTGCCATTGTTGAATCATTAACAATAAAAAAATCTTTTTTATCGCCAATACTTTTTTCGCTTGAAATATCAGTTTTAATCGGTCTAAAATATTTAGCTGTGTCTTGCCAAATAGTCTCAAAATTCTTTTTAACAATATTGAGATTATCAAATGTTTTATTTAACTCTTTTATTTGATCCATTTTATCCTAATAATTTTCTTCTAATTAAATCAGTTGCAATTGATGATCCAGCGAAAGTAGTTCGTTTTTTTAATGCTTCTTCTTGTGCTTTTAAATCTTCTTCGCTAATTAATCTTAGTCTTTGTTCTTCAGCTATTTTAGCTTGTAGATCAGGATTTTGTGATCCTTGCATTTTTAAATTTTGTTCTTGTGTAGCTTGTCTTTGTTCTCTTGAAAACCCGCTACTTGCTGCAAACATTCCGGGGATTGATCCAAATGATCCAGCTGCAATTGCTGCAGTTCTTCCCAATGCTTCGCTTCCTGTTAAATTAGCAACGGACATTCCTATTTTACCTGTTGCTCTTTTAAATGCTTTACCTATTCCCATATTGTTAATAATAAAGAGGGCTACTTATAGCAGTATCCCATTGTTGTTTTGCTTGACTTATATCTTTACGATATGAGACTGCTAAATATCTAAATGCATCAGCTCCGTGTGAAGCCCAGTCATGTTTTGGTTGTAGTTTAAAAGTATTATTTTTATTGTCAAATTCTTTTTTGTAGTTTTTGAGCGTCAACAAACCCCTTCTTGTTGTAGTTTCATTAAAAAAGCACTTAGGAAGTATTGATCTAACTGCATCAATACCATCTTCAATTGAAAGCTTAGGAGCAATTGAGAATCTTAAACCCAATTCCATTGCCGTTTCTAGCCTACTCTTACCGTTGCTAAATTCCCTAATCTGTATATCATGCGGGGCAAAATGTTGCTCGTAAATATAAGGCTTGTCTTTTACTTCTTTGATGTATGAAGCTAAGCCCCTGTTGTTGTCTTCAATGTAGTCGATAATTCTTATCTCATTACCTATAAATTGAGCGAACCAGATTGTTGTTGCATCACCAACCCCAAGATCCCAGAAAGTATAGACTGGGAGTTGTTGCTCCCAAGGATAATTGCCAATCCTTCCTTGCTTGTCTAAATCATCAATAATCTTAGAATAATAAGCCCCCTCAATCGGGTTGTTAAAGCTACAAAGAAATTCTTGATTAAAGAAATCAAGTGTTTTTCCTTCGCTTAATATTTCCGCTTTCACTTGTTCGAGTTGCTCTTGAGTGAAAACTCCCGTTTCCTCCGCTGTTTTAATCTCACTGTGCCAAACTTCTGGCATCTTTTGAGCCATTTTGAATAGCTCATAAGCGTGATTTTGACCCTTTGGCGTAAAATTAAACATCGCCCAGCCGTTATTCTCAAGTAGCATTGGCTGAATCGTTGCCCATGCTCTCGGGTCTTGTTCTGCATATTCGCTGAACACTGCCCCCTTGATGCCTGCACCCCTTAAGCTGTCGGGGTTATCAGAGCCCACTATTTGATAGATTGAGCCGTTTTTTAGTGTAATTTTTAATTCTTTTTCGTTTTTCTTTGCAATTAAAGATTTTGGGATATAGTCAATGTATTTTCTCCCTTCGCTGTTAGTCTCTTGCCAGACTGATTTAGCCCCTTGTGCGTAGCTTGGGAATATATGCCAGTAAGTGCCGACTGCTTCGAACATAGCACTAAATAAAATGCGATTCAAAGCAAGTAGATCTTTGCCAGCTCGTCTATGCCACACATAAATTGCCCGCTTTTTTTTATGCTCGATCATAGCAAGCCAAAGCCCTAGTTGATATACTCGGGGCTCGTAGTCGTGCGGGATTTGTATTTCTAATTTATTATTGTTCAATCAAATTATTGTTGTTGTTTTGATTTTGATTATCAATATTTTTTGAGAAATTTGCAGGAATTACTACAATTTGTTGACTTGTCGCAGTGTCTTGTTGCTCTTTATAGTTCAAATCAAATTCTTTGCGATTTTTGACTTTAGCTAAATATGTTGAAAATTGAGATAGTTCACACTTCTTGCGAACACTTGCGTTTGTGTCATCTGCTTCTATTGATTCAAGATATTGTTTAGCTTCGTCAATCATCTTATAAGATGCTATTTGTAAAGCGACCTCTTTTTTTTCTTTTATTTCATCTTGATTAAGAAAGAAACAAAGATAAGCGACATTAACATTAAATTCTTTAGCGAGAGTTGCGTAGCTCACATTTTCGCTTATTTTTTTTAAAATATAATCGAGATTTTTATCGAGCAGATTAAAAGCATCAGTTTTTGAAAGCCCCTTTTTTTTATTTTCTTGAATTTCCTGCATTTTTTTTAAAAGTTTTTACACGCGCGATATTTACGCGCGCGGGATATAGCGCAACACACATTTCAACTTTAATCTCAAGTCTTTATTTGTCAACAATTATCTTGTTTATCTTAATATTTCAACTCTTTGTAAAAATATCTTTTTGAATTCAAATAATTATCTTTACTCAACTCACTCAAATTAATTCTTTTTTTCTTATCTCTTTCTTTATTGATAGTTCTTATCAAAATTGGTTTTGAAATTTGTTTCAACTTTTTTTTTAGTTCAAATTCCTTTTTTAAATTTGCGATTATTTCTTTTGAATTAATTTCCATTTTTTTATTTTTTTTTAATTTTTTATTTTAAAGAAAAAGTAAGACAAAAAGAAAAAAATACTAACAGAGATGAAGCAAGAATTTTTTTGTTAACTTTTTGTATTTAATTTGTTTTTGATTTTTTATTTTTTTTAGCGTATCACATCTTTTTTCAAATGCAAGCTTTTTTTTTAACTTACAGTCTCTAAGCTAAAAAAACTCTTGACATATTTTTAGCTTACTCCTGCTTGATTGCATTTTTTTTTAATTATTTTACTTAATTTAATCTTTTTATGTGTTTTTGTTTTATTTTGCTACAACTTAAAATATTTTTTAATTTATTTACATTTTTTTCTTGACAACATTTTTATTATTAAAACTTATTAACTTATGTTAACATTTAATAGTTTTTAATAATTAATTTATTCTAATTTTTTGTTTAAATTTTATTAAAAATATTTTTATTTATTTTTATCTTTTTCTATTTTGATACAGTGCGAGACCTTGATTTTATTGACTTGATACATTTTTTAAATTATTTTAAATTAGTTGTTGACTATTATTTTATTGTAGTTTAAACTTAGTTTTATTGATTAACTAATTTTGTTAATTAATTAATAAATATTAATAATAATTAAATTTAAAAATATATGAAAATTTTAGCAATCATCTCAATATTCACTGCGATAGCATTTTATCAAGAATCAAAGCAAGTCAAACTAACTCAAGAAGTTGTTGACTACTTTTATTGCAAACATCAAGCGAATTTACTCGAAACTTGTAATTAATATTAACAATTAAATTAAAAATATATGAACGATCAAAAAAAACTAGAAGTAATATTTACTTCTGAATCTAAATTGGAGCAAATAGAATTTCAAAAACAATTTGCAATTAAGAATAATATGCAAGAGTTAAAAATAGAGCTCGTTATCAAAAGTTGCGAAGGCTCGGTTAGAACTTTTCATAATAATTTAGTTAAAAAATTAAAACAGCTAAAAATCACAAAATATGTTATAATAAATCAAGAATCACGACGCTTAGAAAATGTTGCATCTAATTCAAACTTCTGGCTCGTAGAATATGAGCTTGCGGTAAATTATTAAAAAATAACTTCATCACGAAAAACCCATTTTATTAATTAAATTAAAAATATATGGAATTAAAAATTAACGTAAAAAAAGAATTAGAAAATTGTTTTAATTTAAACAAAGAGATTTTATTTGATTTATCATTTAATACAAGTTACTTATTCTATGAAGAGCCCCAAAATTTTCAAGACTATCTTGATTTAATTGATGGCTTGAAAGAATCAACTTTGTCAAGAATTATTAAAAACTTTAACAATTAAAATAAAAAATATATGAAAAAAGAAAATGAACAAAAAACATTAATTAAAGATTTAAAAAAAATAATTAAAAAAAATAGCGAAATTATTGTTATAATTCATAGTGTAAGCAGATCAGGAACACAACGCAAAATGTCAGCTTTTGTTATTTATAAAAAACAACTTATAAATCTAAATTGTTATATTGAGAAGTTGGAAATTGCTAAATGCGACAAAAACCAAAAATTAATAATAAAAGGGTGCGGAATGGATATGGCTTTTCATTTATGCTATAAAATTAAATGTAAACTTTTTGGTTATAAAAAAGCTATCAATAATCAGCAATACAAAGCAATCTATTAAATAAATTAAAATTAAAAAATAATATCAATTAAAACAAAAATATGGCACAATTCAAAATAAAATGGTCTTTTATTAACTCAAAGCAAGCAATAAAAGCAATTGATTTATTGGGGGCAAAAAGTCTTGATAGAATCACATATTACAAAAACAACAAAAAAATTGATGATATAAATTATTTTTTTGTTGATTCTTTTACTGCTGATAAAAGAGCTAAAAAAGATATTAGAAAATTTTTTAAAGAAAATTCTACAATGAATGATTTTATAGAATTTATTAAAAATTAACAATACAAATAAAAAATATATGAACGAAAAAAAGATTTTAAAAGAGTTTAAAGAGTTAAATTCATTAGATTTCAGGTTAATTAAATATTACAAATCTTCTTATTTTTATAATGCCAAGTACTCAGTCTATTTTGATTATGATTTCGCAAAAAAAATTGTTTTAGATCTTAATAATTTTTTAATAAAAAAATTTGGTAAACAACTAGTGATTTTTAACACAGAAATGGATATAGAAAGCTTAAAAACTCAAACTTTAAAAAATTATGTTGAGTCAAGAATTGATCAATATCTTTATTATTCAAACGAGCCAGCTTCTTCTTGTCTTCTAGATTGTTGCAGATTTTGATATGATTGATTAAATCCAGATGCTCCTGTTCCAATATCTTTATATCAATTAACAAAAAATAAAAAAATATGAAAAATTTAACTGCTTCACAAGAATTAGGAAAAAAAGTCTTTTATGGCAAGCTAACTCAAATTGATTTATTAATCGAAACAAAAATTTTAGTAGATGCTGGTTTAGACTATTACAAAAATTGTGATAATGAATATTTAGACTGTGAGCAGTCAAATAAAGGCTGGTTTGAAATTTGCACTCAAAACGGGCTTTTAGAATATGTTAATAAGTTAAAATTAGAATATGTTAATAAGTTAAAAAAATAATATCAATTAAATTAAAAAATATATGAAAAAATTAAATAAAAATTACGCTGATGAATTACAAAAACTTGGAATTACTACAATAACAAGAGATCAATATCATGAAATGCTTTGTTGTTTACCGCCTCAACTGACAAATTATAAAAAAAATAAAGGTTTTAATGCTTTTTTATTTGGCGAGCCCTACACACATGCATTTTGCAAGTTTAATGGCATGATAGTTCCTTTTTTTGAATGTTTCGCAAAAACTAGCGACGGCAATTATTTAAAAGCGGGATTGTTAAGTGAAGCAGGTTTTACAAAATTCTTTATTAACAAAGATTTTTAATTATTAACAACAACATCACAAAACCCATTTTTTAACAATTATCAAAAACATGGAAATTAAAACAATAACATTTATTTACAAAAAAACATTGATTTATCTTTTAATTACAACAATCAACATTATAAACTTTTTGCAAAAAAAGTAAAATATTAACAAAAAATAAAAAAATTATGAAAAAATACAAAAAAGAATTTTTAATAAAAGAAATCAAAGCAGAAAATAACAAGCTCTATTTTATTGCTGAAGATGACCGAAGCAGATTAATTAAAGTCTTTTATGATAAAAAAGATCATCACAAGATTAGAGCAATTAGCGATGAATTTATCATTCACAAAATAATTAAAATGAAAGCTCTTGAAATTGAAGAAATTGAGCAACTCGCAACTGAAAATAGAATGCGCGAGTTCAATCTAATTTCAATTAGCGATGTTGCTAAAAGTGATATTGTATTATTTAAAGAAAAATTGCTTGAACTAAATCCATTTTTTGATCGTTGCGATTGTCATGCAGAATATATCAAAAACTCAAAACTACTACAGCAACTTGAAGCTGAAGCAAGAAACAGCGAGATCAAAACAAATTTATTAAAAAGACATTTATGCATTTAAAAATAAAAAAACCGATTTTAAATGCTATAATTTTATGCTTTAGCTTAGTTATAGCGATAATATTTAACTTATTGCCATTTTTTTGGCTATTTGCTTACATTTTCATCATAAATCAAATATCTAAAGAATTTAACAGCAACAAGCTTATTAGAAGATTCATTAACACAAAATTTAAAAAAATATGGAACAAAAATTAATTGAATTTCTTAAAAGTGAAATTGATAAATACACAGGCGAAGATATTTATAAATATCAACTTGTAATTTTTTTTAAACAATTTGAAACACAACTAGAAAATAGATTTGAAATGTATTTTTTATTTAAACTTGTTGAAGATCAAGTTTTAAATAATCTTTTTTCAAATACAGTTATAAATCAAAAAAAATTTGTAAATCAATTTTTGGATCAAATTTTATCAACTCACAATTTTATTATAAACAATCATGAAACAAATTAGTAAAGAACAATTAGAAAAACTATATCGCAACAACCCTAATAAAAAATGTTGTAAAATTCTTGGTGTAGCTGAAACTACACTTTTAACACTGCTAGCAGAAGCTGGCATTGAAAAAAAAGGGAAAGGTAATTGTAAACGTAAAAAAATAAAAATTATATGTTAAAAAAATTTATAAATACTAACGACAATAAAAGACTTAGAAAAATTATCTACATTGCTCAAGCTCTATCATTGAGCCCAGCAATATATTTTATTTACTTGTGTTTTATTGGCACAGCGACTAAAGAACAATTGAATTTCTGGGCTTTATGTTCAATCATTACCGGAGCTTTATTTTTAGGCTTTATAATGTTAATAATAAAAATTTTATCGGGGATTTATGAGTAAAGAACAAGAATATCAACAAAAACTTGAAATAATCAAAGATTTTTTAGGTATTGACTATTTATATATCACAGTTTTGGAATTTAAAATAGAAATAGAAAAAATAGATAAAGAAATTGAAATTAATGACAACGAAATTATTTATTTAAAATCAGAAATCGAAGATTTAGAATATGAAATCATCGATTTAGAAAATGAAAATAAAAAATTAAAAGAACAAATAAAAAATAAAAATATATGAAATTACAAATTAATGACAAAATTTATGAATATGCTGATAATTCTCATCATATAAACAGAGTTCATAAAATCATCAGGACAACTAAAACTTTAGCAATCGCAGATACTAAAGAAAAATTTAAAATAGATATAGAAAATGGTAAGTGCGAAAAAATAGGAAAAAAAAATATTTGGCAAGATATATTTCATTATAAAGTTGAAACTTTAGAGTTAAAAGAGAAGTTTCAAAAACAAAGAATAATTTTAAAATTAGAAGAATTTGATTTTAAAAAATTAAGTTTAGAGACTCTACAAAAAATTGATTTTATTTTAACCAAAAATTAAAAACATATGAAACCTTACAATCCACCTGCTTTTATCGATAAATTTATTGATAAATGCATAATCACACCCGAAAATTTTGAACTTGTAATGAATCATTATCATTTATCAGTTCAGCCAGATCTTACAAGGGTTCAAGAAAATGAACTTAAACAAATTGAGAATAAAATTAAGTTTTTAGAAAAATTAAAAATACGAGTTCATCTTGGCAACTTAGATGTGAATAATATTGGTTGCATAATGATAACAAACAACAAATAATTAAAAATATATGAACAAAGACAAATTTTTAAAAAAATTAAAAATCGGACAAAAAGTTTTTACAGCTTATTCTAAATCTAATGAGATTATAGATCAAGAAATTAATCATTTTGAAGAAACAGAAAATCAAATATATTTTAAAATAAATAAAGAAAAATATCGATTTAGCAAATCACTTTTTAATATTTCTAGGGATAAATTTATTCAAGCAAAATGGTTTCTAGAAGATGCTAAAAAAGATTACAAAAATGCTAAAAACAATTTGACTAACAAAAATTAAAAAACTAATATGAAAGAGCAAAATAATTTTGCAAATATAAATGTTAATCTTGCAATGAATAAAGAAAATTTAACTGATTTAATTAATGATGAAACTAGAAAATTAGTAGGCTATATTATGCCTATTTTGGAAAGTCAAAATGTTAATGAAAATCAAAGATTATCTATTAAAAAAATACTTTACACTTACAAGAATAATTTATGCTCAATGTTAATTAATGAAATGTCAAATGAAAATCAAAACCAATAAAATCAATAGTCGAAATGCAATTGCATATGCAATTGAACATGCAATTATATATGCTTTTGGATATGCAAATGGATATGCTAAACATATAAACAATAAACAATTAAACATTAAACATAAAAACTTTAAACATATTTATTTTTTAACTTTTAATTTTTTTGGTTTTTAATATGAAAGATAAAAAAGATAAAATTTATTACTTTCAAGAAAAATCAAATGATATTCTTGATTTACAAGATGAATTAACAACTGAAGAAATTGGAATTTACTTTATTCTAAAAGCTGGATATTTCAAATATTCTGGAGAATTAACAAAGGAAAATATCTATCAAAGATGTAAATTCTTTGGCGATAAAATAAAAATGGATTCAATGATTTCTAAGCTTTTTGATTTACAAGATGGATTACTAGTCAATAGTAATTGGCTATCAGAAATTAATTCAATTAAACAATTATCAGAAAAAAGAAAACAAATTGCAGAAAAAAGATGGAATGATGAAGGATTAAAGCAAAAAGGAAGCAAAAGCGAAGCAAAAAGGAAGCAAAAAGAACCTAAAAAACCCAGTGGGTTATTTGGAAACCCAAAAGAACCCAAAGAAACCCTTAATGATAATGTTAATAAAGATGATAATGTTAATAAAGATGATAATGTAAATGAATATGATAATGTAAATAATAATTTTAATATTATAGAAAACCATAATATTAAAAATAAATTTGATGAATTTTGGAGTTTTTACACTCCAGTAGCTGGGAGAGATGGAAGTTTCACTCCAAAGGGTAGCAAAGCAGAAGCTTTACAGGTTTATGAAAAAGCTATTAAAAAATTTACCCACGAAAAAATAATGGCAAATCTTGAATTTTATTTAAAACATTGTCAAAAAAATGCAAGATTTACAAAACATGCTTGTTCATGGTTAAGAGAAGCTTTAAAAGATAATTTTGAGTTTGAGGTATCTTTGGCTATAGAACCAGAAAAAACCCAACAGAAACTCACCAAAGACCAATTACAAGACAAAATAAATGAAGAGTTCTTAAAAAAATATAGTAATTAGAAAAAATATGATAAATGCAATAATTTTTATAACTGGATTTAAAAAAATTCAATTAACTTTCGAGTTCGATCCTAGCACTGAATATCAAGAAATGGTCTATGATGTACTAAAAGATCAATTAAATGATCAAATGTTTCTTGAAACATGTAGTGAGATATTGAAAACTATATCAAAAAAAGAATGGAACGACAAATATGGTTTTAGAGGTAGACCAGCTTTGGCGGACTGGTTAAAGGCTTTTATTCCTAAAAAAAAGCCAATAAGTATTTATAAAACTTGTCCACAAACTGGGGCGAGACTTGTAGAAAGAGATGAAGCTTATCCCAAATATTATCAAGATTTTCTTGATAGTAAAAAACCTAAAAAATTAAATTAACAATAAATAAAAATATTATGTCTATAAAAATCATAAAAGAAAAATTCATTGTAAATGAATGTTTCTCAAAACAATTTCTTGATAGTGATAAAATATGTATTTTAAGTCTTTACGACTATTTTAAAAAGTATAAAGAAATTACAGAGTATTTTGGTAAAAAAGAATGTGATGATATCATATTTGGATTATTTCCTGATATTGATAGAAACTCTTGGAGTATTGATTATCCTTTTATACCCGAAATTACTACTTGTGATCAATTTAAATTTATAAGAATTCCATTTATTCATAATGTAATTACAGAATATTTTGAAAACATTTTGTACAAAAGTGATTGTGTACAAGTTTTGAATGAAAAGCCTGAATATTTTAAATTTGAAACAAAAAAAGAAGAGATTGCAAAAAATTTTGCAAAAATTTTAGAAAATATATCTAATCAAGAAATAATTGAAAAAAATAAAAGAATTGAAATTGAAAAATTAAAAGATGAAGTCGAAAAATCAAAACATGATTTTTTGAAAGAAAAAAATGATTTTTTGATAATGAAAAATGAAATTTTAGATGAAATAAAAAATGATTTCATCGAAGTATTTACAGAGTTAGCACTAAAAAAAATAAAAACTCCTAAATTAGAGAAATTTATAAATAAATATAAAAATATATGAAAGAAAAAAATATTGAAAATCAACCTGTATTTTACAGTCAATATACTTACGATAATTTTCAAAAAGATATTGAAACAGAAATAAAAGTTTTTGTTGCACAGAATAAAAATTTGTGTGATAGAGCAGGGATTGAGGGATGGCTTGGATCATTTATATCAAAAGATCATAAAGGATTGCTTGGCTATATGAGAATGAGTTATGCAATGCAGTTAAAGATATTGAACAATTATAGCTTTCTTGTTCCATGCTATTTTTTAAATGATAATATTTATAAATTTTTTAAATCATCCAAATTTTACGATGAAGTTAAAAAAAATGGTTGTATAAAAGGTTTTTATAAAAATGAACATTTTGAATTTTTAAAGGCTGAAGCTAAAGACTTAAAAGCAAATTATTCTTTTAGCATTGAAGATTTAATGAATAAACTAAAAGAACAAATTGAAAAAAATAAAAAAATCGAAGAAGAATATTATTCTTTTGAAGATGTAAAAATTTTAACTAACTAAACATGTTGCCAATTATTTATATTATATTAGATGAATTATCATCTTTATTTTTACAAGATGCGGCACCTGTTGTAAGAATTTTTTTGTTTTTAATTTTTATAACAATTTATGTTATTAGTCAAAAAACTCTTGAAAAGATTTATTTATTAAAAAAAAACATTAATGACATATTAGAAATTTTAGAAGTTATTAATGATCAAACATCAACACTAAATTCTAATAATCATATATTCATTAAAGAATATAATAGAAACATAGAAGAATTTAATAATTTATATGAAAAAATAAATTATAGGAATTATTTTTTTTTCAGTGAAAAGTTATTAAAACTTATTAAAAATAATAAGTTCGAATTAACTGACATTGGAAAAGCAAAATATAATAAACTTAAAGAAATACAAAAACTATGGTAGAAATAGCTTCATTAATAGCTTTATCGCTTATATTAATAGGTGGCATTAAAGGTTATTCTAAATCATTTACTGTAAAAGAATTGATTCAGGAAAAAAAAGAAATGGAGCAAAAAAAAGATTTATAAAAAATTTATAAATTAATGCTTGACAATTAATTTAACCAGTATTATCATTGGTTTGTTAATTTATGAATGTAGTTTATAAATTAAATAGGCTAACAGCAAAAATTTTGCATTGGGAGCATCAGGGGAAGGTTAGAGTCCTTCAACCGCCTTTATTGGTGGTTAAGCTCTAGGATTATCGGAGCGGATTAAAATGCCTATTGTTAAACTAGAGGGGCTAACAGCAACTTTTATTCTTGGTTTAGAAAAAAAAATGCCCCTCGTATTAAAAAAAATATATGGAAAATAAACTATTTGAGAACTTTAACGAAGTTTTTACACTAAATGGAGCATTAACTAATGCTACATCACAAAATCCTGTTTTAGATTTATTTTTTCTAGCAGGAGCTTGTAGAAATGAAAAAGAAGATAATATTTGTATTAAAATACAACAAGCTTATCTTTATGATAAACTCTTAACATTAAAATTAATTTTTTGGGCAGGTGATATTAGAGAGGGTGCTGGAGAAAGAAGGTTCTTTCGTATTGCCCTAAACTTTTTAGAAAAAAATTATCCAAAAGATTTAGAAGTTATTATTGAATTAATTCCTTTCTATAATAGATGGGATTCAGTATTTAGTTTAAAAAATATAAAGGCTTTAGAATTAGTTAAAAAAGCTTTAGATAATAAGGATTATTTATGTGCTAAATGGCTACCAAGACAATCTAGCAATAAATTTAAAGACTTTAGAATAGCTTTTCAAAAACAATTTAAATTATCTCCAAGAGCTTACAGAAAGTTAATCGTTGGTCTTTCTAAGACTGTAGAACAAGAAATGTCAAAAAAAGAATGGGATAAAATTAATTATTCTGCCGTGCCTTCGGTTGCTATGAATAATTATTCTAATGCATTTAAAAAGCAAGATAAAATAAGATTTGAATCTTATTTAGAAAAAGTTTCTAGTGGCAAAGAAAAAATAAATGCAGGAGCAATATTTCCTTACCAAATATATCAAGCGTATAAAAGCGGCAAAGATCAATCAACAATAAATTTACAATGGAATGCTTTACCAAATTATATGGAAGGTAGTCAAGAAAAAATTTTACCTGTTTGCGATGTTTCAGGATCTATGTCTGGACTACCTATGGATATTTCTGTATCATTAGGTATTTATATTAGCGAAAGAAATAATTCTATTTTTAAGGATGGGTTTATTACCTTTTCAGGAAACCCGAAATTACAATATCTTAAAGGCTCACTTGTTGAACGAATTAGACAATTAGAAAATGCCGAATGGGATCAAAATACTAATCTTCAAAAAGTATTTGATATTATATTAGTAAAAGCTAAAGAAGGTAAGATAACTCAAGAGGACATGCCAACTAAAATTCTTATTATTAGTGATATGGAATTTGATCAGGCTTGTTCTAATAAAACAAATTTTCAAATCATCAAAGAAAAATATGAGGAAGCCGGATATAAATTACCAGCTATAATTTTTTGGAATGTTAATGGAATAATTAAAAACATACCTGCAACAATTAATGATAATAATGTTGCTTTAGTATCTGGAGCATCTCCATCAATTTTAAAATCTGTTTTAAAAGGAAGAGTATTTCCTATTGAAACTTTATTGAATACAATAAATGTTGAAAGATACAAAATAATAGAAAACAAATTTTAAATATTTAAATGGCTAGTGTTGTGGGTGAGTGGCTTAAATCACCTAAAGGGAGGTATTAGCCCTGTAAGTTGTCGGCAACAGTGCTCATCGCTACTACTAAGATTACGCTGTTCGCAGGTTCGAATCCTGCCAACACTAGCTTTATAAATATTTAACTCGGCACGGGTAAAGATGAGTGCAGAACTACGACTTGCATAATTGCGAAAGCAATGAGTGAAATAACACTAAGTCAGGCTGATCAAGTGTAATGGCAAGCAACACGATCGGCGGCTTCTCAATAAGCGGCAGCAGTAAATTGAGGCGGGCTTCTAGATTACCGCTTAGTAGCTAGAATATGAGTTAGTCTTTCTTGAACAAAAAGGCATCTCAAGACAGTTAGCCTTCTGTAAAAAGGCACTATTATTAACTTAAATTAAAAAAATATATGGACAAAAATTTAATTTTTAAACTATTAGAATTAGCTTTATTAAATGATAAAGAAGACTCAACAAAACAGGAAAATAAACTTCAAGATATTGGCAATATTTCATTAGTTGGTGATTATGTGATAGTAAGAACATATTCGGCTGGTGTTTGGGCTGGTATTTTAAGAGAAAAAGTAAAAAATGAAGTTTATCTTGCAAATGCAAGAAGGCTTTTTTATTGGTCAAATAATGAAGGAATTTCATTAAGTGGAATTTCATTAAATGGTATAGATTCAACTAAATCAAAAATATGTGCTCCAGTTGACATAGTTTGGCTTGAAGCAATTGAAATTATACCGTGCACAAATAAAGCTAAAGAGACAATTATTAATCAATTAATTTATACAAATATATAGAATGAGTTATTTAGATAGATATATAAATTTAAGAAGCGGAAACGGATACGGACACGGAAACGGACACGGAGACGGACACGGACACGGAAGCGGAAGCGGAAACGGACACGGAGACGGACACGGAAACGGATACGGAGACGGAAACGGATACGGAGACGGAAGCGGAGACGGACACGGAAACGGATACGGAGACGGAAGAGGAAACGGAAACGGAAACGGAAGCGGAAGCGGAGGCGGAAACGGACACGGAAGCGGAAGCGGAGGCGGAAACGGAAGCGGAGGCGGAAACGGCTAATTAAATTACACCACAAAAAACCTAAAATATTAACTTAAGTAAAAATATATGTTTATAAATTTATTACAAATTTTATTTATTGCTACCATATTTTGCATTATAGCAAGTTTGCCATCTTTATTATTTATTAAAGCTTGCAAAAACACCAACATAAAAGACCCGAATAATTATTGTATAGGAATTAGAAACAAATAAAAAATATATGAAAACATTAAAAGAAATACAAGAATTTAGAAAAAAGAATGACTAAAACAACAAATTTTGAAATATCAAAAAAATTAAGAGAAATTGGGTTTAAAGCTGAAACATCAACATCAGTAATATTAGAAAAAATTAAAAAACTCGATTATATCGAGGGCAAAAACCTTTCAGTAATTGCCAAAAAATATAATTTTAAAAAGCAATTGTTTATAAATATTGCTTACAAAATCAGGGATGCTAATTTAAATGGTGCCAAAAAGAATCAGTTTAGCGACTTTTTGTTTATTGGCGGTGATTTTATTAGCATTTATTATAAGCGGGGGGTTAAAATAAAAGAACTATTCTAAAAGAATTACATCACAACAAATCCAAATAATATTAACTAAATAAAAAAAATATATGAAAGAAAATGAAAAAACACATTGGTTATCTAACCAAAACAAAAACTATCTCGGGCACTTTGATTTACCAAGTGGTCAAGATCAAATTTTAACCATCCATACTGCTCAATGGGAAGCGGTAGAAAATCCAAGAACTAAAGTAAAACAAGAAAAAAGAGTTATTCGTTTTGTCGAAAATTATCCTTGGGTTAAACCTTTTATTTGTAATGAAACTAATGCCAAAACAATATATACAATTTCAAAAAAAGCTTACATGGAAGATTGCGGGGGTTTAAAAATTAAACTTGGTATAGATAAAACCAAGATGAAAGGCGAGGAAGTAGATTGTATAAGAATTAGAAATGTTAATGTAAATGATCACAAAATTACTTTAGAACAAGTTCAAAAAGTGTACGATCTTTGTAATCAAAAAAATACTCCAATTGAAAAAATATTAAGTGCTTATAAAATTGGAACTTTAGAAGATTTATCTAGTGCAAAATTTGATCAAGTTATAAAAACACTTAGCAATAAACCAGATGCGGCAAAAGAGGAGGTGGTAAATGCAAATAATTAAAGGTATTGAACAAGGTAGCGATGAATGGCTACAATTAAGATTAGGGGTTGCAACAGCCTCTAATTTTGATAAAATTATTACTTCAACTGGTAAAGAATCAGCTACTCTTGATAAATATGCTTTACAGTTAGCTACTGAACAAATGCTAATTGCTCCTGAACCTAGTTATAAAAATGATGCTATGATTAGGGGTAATGACTTAGAAGAGCTAGCAAGAGAAATTTATCAAGAGCAAACTTTTAATGTTGTTGATCAAATAACAATGTTCAAAAGTGATTGTGGTAATTTTGGGTTTTCTCCAGATGGTTTAGTTGGTAATGATGGATTAATTGAAATTAAATGCCCATTAGCTACAACCCATTTCAAATATTTACTTGATAATAAAATGCCAAGTGATTATATCCAGCAGATTCAAACTGGTCTTTGGATTAGTGGTAGAAAATGGTGCGATTTTGTTTCATATCATCCTAACTTTAAAGATAAACAACTTTTTATTATTCGAGTCGAAAGAGACGAAGAATATATTATAAAGTTAGCGGAATTAGCAAATAAAGTTATTTTGCTAAGGAATGAATATTTAAAACAATTGGAGGAAAAATAATGAGTAAAAATAAATTTATGTTACAATTAAGTGATGAATTTGATCAGTTAGATCCAATATTTATCGAAAGTTCTCTTGATTTAACTGATTATCATAATCATTTCGATTTTTTAGATAAAGTGCTAATTAAGCTGGAATTTAGCGAGAATATGGAATTTTTTTGGTTACACGGGAAAATTGAAATATACAATATAACTAATGAGTCAGTTTTTATAAAAGAGGAAGAAATTTTAAAACAATTGGAGGGCTAAAAATGACTGAAAACCATAGAATATTTATTTTCCAAAGTAAAAAAAAATCTATTATTGGAAGATTTTTAGACAAATTAAGCTTATTTATTTGTTTAGCTTTATCATTTTATTTCAACTATAAGTTTATAGGAGGAAATGATTTTTTTGATGTAATTATTTTTATTTCATTTTTCATGTTTATTATATCAATAATGAATTCAGACTATAATACTTACTATAATGTAAGTGAAAACCAATTACAAGAAATTAAAAAAATATTAAATAATAAATGAAATTTATATTCACAAAAAAAGACGATCAACAATAAAATAAAAAGTAATATGGATTGTAAAAACTTAAATCTTGAAGAGCTTTTGAAAAAATCAAAAGAGTTTGATAAAATTTCAAAAGAGTTAGAACATTGTAAAAAAACATATACAGAAAATTTTAATGAGCTTAAATTATTTTTAGAAAAAAATAATTTAAAATTCGTGTATAAAGAAGATTTTGTAGACACAGTAATATCAACTATAAGACATTTACTTGATTCTAATCATCAAGGAGTTCTTCTTGCGCAAGAAAGAAAAAGATATAATCAAGAATTTAAAGAGGTTATGCAAAATTTTGAACGCTCTATGGAGGAAAGGGAAAAAGAATTAATCGAAGCTTGGGAAAAGTTCAGAGTAATTTCTACTAAAAAATATAAGAAAACTTTAGAGGAAATAAACAATGAAGACATATAAAAGACATTGTGAATTAATTCAAGATATGTTGGAACATATTAGTCCAACTTATTTTGTCATTTTTGGGAAGAGAAAATGGAATATAAACGGTTTTAAATTTAAACCAATTTTATATAATAAAAGATATGAAGAGAAAAATTATAAATTTGAAGCTGATGCAATGGAAATTCGTCAAAATATACTAGTTTATGAAAACTGTATATTAGATAGATTTGTAGTTAAAAAATTATCAATTAAATTAAATCAAAATGAAAAACAATAACAATAACAAACTGAATTGGGCTAGCTTATTTACAAATAAAAACGGTGGTAAACCATTATATAAAAATGGAGAACCTATCTTAGATAAAGAAGGATTAAATGTATTAGCTGCTAATTTTCAATGTATACTAAATGTTAAAGAACCATTGCCTACTGGTGAATACGTAATTCAGTTTAGGGAAAAAATGTCTCAATCAGGTAATTTATATTATGGCGGAGCAATTAAATTAAAAGAACAAGAAAACAAGCCTAATCAACATCAAGATTATCAGCCAGATACAAGGGGATTAGTCAAACCTGTTATTGAGGATCAAGAGATTATTGATGATACAGTCCCATTTTGATTAATAAAATTAGAAAATAAAAAATATGAAAGATAAAATTAAAAAATTATACCAAGAATTAAAAAAAGAAATTAATTTATTTTATAATGAAAGAAATTTAAAAGAAAATCTGTTTGTACATGAAACAATAGCAAGATGCTTAGATGGAGACTTTTTAGATCTTTCATTGCGAATAGATAAAGTAAATTATCCATTATTTAAGGAACAACCTTTATCTAATATTTTAGATAATATAGAACTTAAAAATGAAAAAATTTTTGATTTAACAAATAAAGTTTTACCATTAACAGAAACAAAATATAATAGTAAAAGAGATATTATAGTCATACATAGCTCGGATCTTTTAGAAAGCATAAGACGTATAACATATTTGTCTCAATCTCCTGCTCTGCTTGATTATAAGATTGGAGATAACAAACGAAAAGCTAAAAAATGTAAATTATTATTTTTACAAACTAAAGATGATGAATATTTAGATATTTACAAATATCATTTTAATGAGTTTAAAAATCTAATGGAAATTAAAAAGTGCATAAAAACAATAATTAATAACAAATAGGAGAAAAAATGATTTATTTATTTACTTTTAATTAATAAAATTAGAAAAAAAATAATATGAACTTTTATAGAAAAAAAGGCAGTAAATATAAAAATGTTAAGACCAAAGATGGTTTTGATAGCAAGAAAGAAAGAAAGCGGTTTTTAGAGCTTGAGATGTTGCAGAAGGCGGGAGTTATTAAGTGTTTACAAAAACAAACTCCTTTTGAATTATTACCCACGTTTAAAGATAAACAAGGCAACACAGAAAGGGGAATTAAATATATTGCTGATTTTGTTTATTATGATAATGAAAAAAACACTTTAGTAATCGAAGATGTTAAATCTCCAATTACTAGAGAATTGTCAACTTATGTGATCAAAAGAAAATTGATTAAAAAGTTTTATCCTGATTATTTATTTTTAGAGGTGTAAAATGATCAAAGTTTTATCTTTATTCGACGGAATTTCTGGCGCTAGACAAGCATTAAAAGAACTTAATATTGATTGTGAGTATTATGCTAGCGAGATTGATAGATATGCAATTCAAGTAGCTAAAAATAATCACCCTGATATTATTCATATTGGTGATGTTAAGGGAATTGAATTTGAAGATGGTTATATTTTTTATAATCAAAATAATGATCCTATGAAAAACGGAGGTAGTTTTAAAAATAATATCGATTTGTTGATTGGTGGGAGTCCTTGTCAAGATTTATCTATTGCAAAAAAAGATAGAAAAGGGCTTAACGGAGAAAGAAGTAGTTTATTTTATGAATATCTAAGAATTTTAAATGGAGCAAAACCAAAATATTTTATCCTAGAAAATGTAAATTCAATGAAAAAAGAATGGAGAGATAAAATTAGTAAATTGTTAGGAGTTGAGCCAATTATGATTAATTCTGCTTTGTTGACAGCTCAAATGAGAAAAAGATTATATTGGACAAATATTCCAAATATTCAACAACCACAAGACAAAAACGTTGTTTTAAAAGACATTATCGAAAGTGGAGACACTGAAAGGCTTAAATCTTATTGTATAACTGCAACTTATTCAAGAGCCTGTCCAGAAGACTATTTTAATCATGGGCAAAGGCAATTGATTTTTAAAAAACCAGTTAGAGTTGGACATTTTAATAAAGGTGGACAAGGAGATAGAATTTATAGCTCAAATGGTAAATCAATTTGTCTTAGTGCAAATGGAGGAGGAAGAGGGGCAAAAACAGGCTTATATGAAATAAAAGATTTAGTTAGAAAACTTACTCCTAACGAATGTGCTAGACTTCAAGGATTTCCAGATAATTATTGTCAAGGAATTAGCAACACTCAAGCTTATAAATGTTTTGGTAATAGTTTTACAGTGCCTGTTATCAAACATATTTTACAACAATTAAATTTATTTTAAATGCTTACAACAATTTACATACTCATTTTTTTAATTCCTATTTTCAGTTGCTTAGCAGTAAGTAGTAAGGGGGATGTTAAAGAGAATTATGAAGATATGGTGGAATTGTTGGTTTTAGTTCTATTTGTAATGCTAGCAAGTTTATTTTTAGATAAATATGTTTTTAATAACTTTATGTAATAATGAAATTAATTCATTTTACACCAAACATGGGTTTTTTTATCTCCGTAATATTCGATAGCTAATTTCTTTTTAATTAGTAATTCACTAATTAATCCATCTTTTATTTTAATATCAGCTAAAATCCTTCCGCCAAACTTATCATGTTTGGGATTTTTTAAATAAATTTTAGTTCCTTCTGGGAGCAAAGATTCAATATATTCTTTACTTTTTTTTGCCATCTTTTGTTCACAAAGATATTTCGATTTTAGCTCTGGAGTATCGATCCCATAAATTCTAACACTAAATTTTAAATCATAAAGATTAGTATCGCTTTTTAATTCTATAGTGTCTCCATCCTTCACTCTCTCAACAACTGCTGGATAAAGTTTATCATCGGCTTTTGCTGGATCTGGTTTTGTAAATAATAGGGTAAAAATTAATGGAATTATAATCATATCAAATTTTTAATTTTGAATTGAATTGTTGAATAATTTTTTTTGTTTTTTCAGGATTATCATCTTTGATAATCAGTTTAATTGGTTGACCTTTTGTTAATTGATGAAACTCTTGCAAACCTTTTTGGGACTCGCTTAAAAAATAATCATAGACATAGTTTTTAAAAACTACATTATTAACAAATCTTTTACCAATTGCTATACAGCCAAGTAAATCGTTAATATGATTACCAGAATGAGACCTAATGCCTTTTCTATTATCAACATCAAGAATTAAATATAATTCTTGTTTTAATCTATTAGATAGATTAAAAATACATTTATATTCACCAATTGGAATGCATGTAGAGGTATTGTTAATTGTTTCTTTTGTTTCTCTTTGATTGGATTTACCGTTGTAAAATAGCGGTCTTTCTAATGTAAAAAGTGGGGGAGATTTTTCTTTGCCTTTAATTTCTAAATAACCAAGAGTTGCACCATAAATATATCGACCGTCTATTTTTAGGTCGCCGTTATTTGTATAAAATCGATTTAATATTATTTCTTGCATATTTTTAGGTAGGGTGGGGAACATATGAAAAAACCACCCTTTTTTAAGTTTATTATTTTAATTTTTTTTGTCAAGACATTTTTTTTCATCATAGGATATCTTTTCATGATACCTTCCATATTCAAAAAATGCTTTAAGGACTCTTATTTCAGGTTTCGTCAAATCCAACTTTTTATTAGCTGGTATGTTTTTATCTTCTCCATTTTGCCATTTATTAGCAAAATTTCTTAAATAATTTAGTGCTTCTTCATCTTTTTGATTAAAGAAATTATCTATCTTTAAATAGATATCGCAAAAATCACTTTTAGTTATTACTAGTGGTTCTTTTTTTACTTGCGAGCAAGCCGTGATCAAGATCAAAATCATTGCTAACAGTAATATTTTTTTTAATTTTCTCATTTTCTTTTTCAATTTTAATTGATTCTTCTTTATATTTTTTAGTCATTAACTCAATACCCTCTTTCTTGCCATCATGTTTTCCTTTTAATTTAGAAAAAAACATAGCACCAACAAAACTAAAGATCAAGCACAAAGATTCAATTATTTTCATATTTTTTTGTAATTTTATTAGTAATTTTTCTAATTGGCTCAATAGCAATAAAGCCACCAATTAAAGCAGAGTAGAGCAAGAATGAGCACCAAACAATTACGAATTGATCAGCAAAATTGTTTTTGATCAATAAATTTCCAAAGTAAAAAGTGCCGTAAAAAACAAGGGGTAAACTGAATAAAAAAGCAATTCTTTTAGAAGAAAGTTTTTGATTTCCGTCTTTTAAAAATTGAGAAAGTGTTAATAATTTTGTTAATATTATCATTTTAATAATAATTTGTTAATAATCTCAATAATAGCACTACCAGCAAAGATAGCAATTATAATTGATCCTGTAATAAAAGCAATACTTATTCCAGTAAAAAAAATATTGCCATGGGTTTTATTGCGGTCTAAATGTCTCAAGAATAGCTTTATCCAAAGATTAATATTTTTTTTCATTTTAAAATAAAAGATTAATGCTAGCAATGCCCGCCCCTTTAAGATTCAATTCTTTATTTGGAGCGATTAAACTTAAAGTTATTAAAACATCTTTTTTTAAAATATAAGAATAATTAACGCCGTAAAGAATTGAGTGATTGTTTTTTCTATGATTATCAATTTTTCTTTTAGATTCAACATTGATAATTGATCCGCTGAAAATATTACGATT